GCGTAGTGGGGTAACCGGCCCGGTCCCGAGCGGCGACCATATGGTACGAGTTACCCCGCAGGGCCATGGACGCGACAACCATCCACTTCCACTGGAACAGGTCAAACGTCGGGTAGGGCTGTTGGAGAATCTGCGGCTGACTGGCTAGCTCTTTGGGCACGCCGTTGCTGTCCCTGCGGTACGCCTTCCACGGCAGGCTGGCGATGGTGTCAGCCAGTAGTCGCACACAGGCAAATACGGTCATGTTCGCCATTGCGCGGTGCGTGCCGACGTAATCATCCAGTACAGCGCCAGCCGACCCAGGTGGCGGGATGAAAGCACTGGAGGTCAATGTGCGCGATTCCTGCCCGGTGGGCATCGGCCCATCGCCGCGCGCAATCAACCTGCCGAGGATACTCATACGGTCGATAGTCCCATTATTTAGGTCGCATAGCCCACGGCGACACCCAACAAGACGAGTAAAACACCTAGCAGCATACAGCCCAGCCAGGGCGCTACCAGGAATCCACCGGTTGATACCGCGCCAATGCCCGCCAGCTCCAAGCCGGTAGAAATTGATCCGCGAACGTCAATCTGCCTGCGCTCCTTGGCGACCGGCTTTGGCTTGGCCTTGACCGGGGCCTCCTGGCTGGGGGGGTCCACCAGTCGAACCGGATCATCCACCAGGCGAATACGTTCGCGCGGCTCGTAGTCGTCATCCTCGTCTGGGGTGGCGTACAACCGCTCCGCGCCGCCTAAAAATGAATCACTCATTCGTTTTGCACCTCATTCCATAGGTCTTCACCCTGCTGTTCCCATTCCCTAATCGTGTCCTCATCAGGCCAAAGGTGTACCTCTGGCGGCGTCACTGGCGGCTCATTTGCCAACCAGGCCGCTGCCACGCAGGCGATAAGCGGAGACACGTCTACGGGCGAATTACGCCGGTCAAACACCCATGCATCACCAACATTGCGCGCCACGCCACTGTTTGCCGCACGGTCTAGAAGCGCGGCGGGTCGGTGGTTGACCCGGTGTTCCACCACCATGTCGTAGAAGTCGGCGCACCCCTTGGCGACCTCCTGACCTGGTCCCCAGGGGAATACCTTGACCCCGGCGCGGGCGAGTTCGTCTATGAGGCCCGACGCAGGCGCGCCGGTCTTCTGTATTGCCACACCCGCAAACTTGTCCTTGCGCTCCGCAAGCCAGTCCACCACCCACTCTGTGCCTCTTGCGGCCTGGGCTATCTCTATGTGCAGGTTGCCGTCTGCCCGGCGTGCGGCAATGGCAACGAAACTGCGCGACCGCTCATAGTTCACGTCCAAGGCGGCGTAGATCGGTGCGCCCTCTGATCTCTTGCTGGTGTGGTCGAGAGTCTCAGCCCAGTGTTCAGCCGGAATGATCCCCGGCTCAATGCTGTCTACCCACTGACACAAATGCTCAGTCTGGAAACCTGGCATGTTGCGGATTTCCATGGCTTCCAGGTAGCCCCGCAAGTCATCAATCGTAAAGTCGTTAAGCATCCCCATTGCCGGATTAGCCATGTACCAGTACGCCGGGTCGCGCGGGTCGGCCTCCATGGGCACAGACCACTCAAAGTAGCCGGTCCTGGTGTTCTCAGTCTCGCCCGTCAGTACGCGCCGCATGGCACCATCTCGCAGGGCGCGCAGTACCTCCGACCGTTGGTCCCCGGCATTGCTGGTGCAGACCACTTGGGAGTAGGTACGGACGGTGGTGGTCGGGACAATAGCGTTCCAGGCGTCCCAGGTGGTGTGTTCTCGCAGCTCGTCCAGCATCGCTATGTCCACGGACAGCGACCGGGCACCCTTACGGGAGGCGGTGGCGGCGCGCCAGTGACGGCGGTTGGTGAGAATGGCGCGGTGCTTGCCGTTGGTGACCCGGTGGTTAATCAACTCCCGCGACAGCAGCGGGTTCTCGCGTATTTCGTCCACCACGTCCTTAAGCGTGGACTCCGCATAGTCAAGGTTCTGGGCGGCAATGATGGCCAGTCGCGCACCGGGGCAGTTCTTGTCAGCACGCCCGTACCGCGACAGGAACAGTCGCCACAGGCCAAGCCCTTTTAGCCACCGCGTCTTGCCGTTCTGCCTGCTAATGAGGATGCAGAGGATTTGGAACCTAAAACCGGCAAGGTCCTCACCCTTCTCCAAGGCGTGAATGTAGAGCCAACGCTGGTACGGCAGCAGCGTCCAGTTGCACACCACTTCCAGGAACTCAACAGTGTCGAATCCCCAACTGGTCCGGTCATTGAGGCCACAGCCGCACCCGCAGAACTCCGTAGCTCCCGGCGTATTGATGTTCTTGGCCAGCGGTGGGGTGTGCAGGCGCGGGGTGGTGGACCCGATCCTATAGTCGTGTTCGACGTGCTCAAGCGTGGCCGTCATGTTGCCTCAGCCTGAACCTCTGGGTGGACAACGCTGTCGCCGCCACCCCTGGCGTGCCGGGAGCGATACTTGGCGAGGTCGTCGCGTGGGTCCACGCCACCCTCATCTCCGTCAAGCAACTCGTTCGCCGGTGGCAAAGCCCCAACGCGCTCTTCTTCAATGTCATAGAGCCTAGCCTGCTGTTCCAGCAAACGTCGCGCAGTCTCAATTGCCTTGAGGTCCTGCTGTGCAACCTTGGGCCAGACGGCCTTGAGCAGCATGTCCAGCCGTGCCATGTACAAACTCAAAGCCTGGTCGGTGACGAGCTTCTGGTGGCGCGCTTCGTTCTTTAGTTCGACCTTGATGATCTGGTGGACGCGCTGTCCGGTCAGGTTGACGGCACGGCCAATCTCGCGCTCACTATGACCAGCAATAAACAGGGCCATGATGCGCGCGTTGCGGCGAGAAATCTCATCCCTGGTCAACTGCGGCGGCGGGCTTTTCTGTCGTTGCCCTTCCGGTGGACTAAGCGGCTTATTGACTTTTGCGGTCACAATCGTCCTCCAGTGCTGGTATTAGTACGGTACGCGCTCGACCTCACTGAAAGTAAGCGACAAACCAGTAGGCCAGCGAAACCATGGCAATTACCGCTACCCATTGGAATGCCGTCATTCCAAAAATAGTAATCCATCAGCCAGCCCAGTGGCGTGATGCGGGGTCGTCTGGGTTTTTCCCGCGCTGGGTCAGTATCTGCCTAACTAGCCAAGGTCTACCCCGCGCGCAGACAATAGGCTTCCCAACATCGCGGTTAGTGGCCTCATTACGGTCAGCCGTATGGGCATAGCTGTACAGGACACCGGGCAGGTTGCGACACTGAGCAAGGGTTTGAGCGATGGAATGAAATGCACGGTCCTCCCAGCCCCAGGAGTCGCAGCGTTCATCCTGACCCCCGAGTAGCCAATACTGCCTCGGCGTCATTATCCAGCAGCCGCCGCTGGCCTTAGACGACTTGTTCAGGACCGGGGCGTCCTTGACCGTGCCGGTCCAGTCAGCCGGAATCTCCCGCCACTCAGTAAAAGGCCAGGTCACGCCCACCGGCTTAGCGACGGCCCGACGCACAATGGCGAGGTCGGGCACGGTGTCAGCGTCACAGATGACAACTACGCCGTCACCGGTCTTCTCGACTCCCCTATTCCTCGCCTGCGCCCGATTAAACGGCTTACCGGGGTCGCTGTCAGAGATGATGACGCGGTACGGGGTAGTGGCCCAAAACTCCCGTATCTTGCCGTAGGCGAACAGCCGCTCAGGCGTCGGTCGCCACGGTATAACGACGGTTACTTGTGCTTGAACCACGACCAGACATTCGTTTCTTCAGCCTTGAATGCGGTCACCACGGACGGACCCGTCACGATGCGGTCGCCGAAGTACTCATAAGCAACCTTGTTGATAGCGGCCATTTCGCCAACGCTCGGCCTTGGGTCAAGCGTCATCAATGAAATCTCGGCAAGCAGCTTTTGGCAGAGTTCCAAAACGGTGGCATGGTCACCGCCGACAACCCCGGCGTTAAGTAGCGTTCTTTGGCTATTGGCTTGCACCCACTCCTTGTGGGTCGGGTGGCTGTTTAGCATCCATGGGCACCCCACAACGGTCGGCTCATAGCCCATATACAGCTTCCCCGGCTGCATGTGGTCCCAAGGCTCTCTAAGCATGACAACATCTGTGCCGTCCGTGACCCATACCCATTTAGCAGGGTTGTCGCGGAGGTACTGATAGATGTTGAACCAACGCTGAAAGTACGGGTTCTTGAGGCCTACCGGGACAAGCTCCGTGCCCTCTACTGGGGTGTCGGCAAGGATGACGTGCTGGCAGCCCTTAAAGCTCTCGCGCCACTGCTGGTACTCACCAATCTTGGGCACTGAGGATTTGCGCTGCGGGTCGCTGCCGTGCTTGGTGAGAAACGTGGTGACGGCAAGGTTGGGCAGCGTCCGGTACTCCACATAGTCAGTGGTCCCGTCGTACAGGTCCCGCAGTTCATCTTCCCGCTGGACACTCGCGTCACGTTCCTTCTGGGAAACGCTGCGCTCAAACTTGGGGTCGGTGCATGACTCATCCATACTGTACAGACCGTTGCCGCGCATGTCGGCAAACGGGAAGCTGGTCAGCCCTGCCGCATAGATGCGCCTAGACCATTCAGCATGCTCTCCCCCCCAGCGGCCAAAGTCCAAGCGCATCCCGCCAACGCGGTCGATAACGGTGCGCTGGGCGTACAGGAAGCAGCCGCGCGGGTGGGTAAAGCTGTACAGGCTGCCGTCGTCATAGATCGTCGGCGGCATCTTCTTGTTGGTGCGGTCCTTGAACAGCATCATCAAGTGCGGCTCAGGACTCTCCATGTAGGGCAGCCACCACTCATCCGTCGTCGGCCACACGTCGTCGTCGCTAAGAAACAGGTGCTGGACGCCCAGGTCCATGAGTTCACTAATGCAGCGGTTCTTAGTGGCCGCAATACCAAGATTGATATTTTGCCTGACCAGGGTTACCCGAGAGGGAACTACGGCAGGGACGGTGC